CTGGCGATAGAAATGAAGACGATGTAAAAGTATTTTATAGAGGTATGCGTACTCCATTTGCAAATTTGACTAATATACATGATCAGGATATACTTTCGAATTTTATTTCAGTTTCGGATTCTATTAGTATTGCTATACAATTTTCAAATATTCCGCGAGGACACAAATGTTGTGTTTATAAAATCAAATTAAGTAAAGGTATTCCATTTATTAATATGGCATCAACTACGAAATACAAACACGAAAAAGAAATATTATTACCAAGAGGATTACTTTATACTATGATAGATAAGAAATATATTCATTATCCATCTGGTAATAACCCATTAATAAGTGTCCCAGTTTTTACTTTGAGAGCCAGTGTATCTTCCGTGGATCAATTTAATATTCAAAGTGGATGTAAAAAAATGGTTTTGGGAGAATTGGTTCCTCGTATACCCACATATTTGTCTGAACTTATTTCAAAAGATGAAAAGAAAAACCCCAAGCCACAAGTCGCAAAAGACCACTACAATAAACCAATTAATATAGACGATGTATACGGTACAGATGAAACCCAGGCTAAAGAAAAACCGACTAAAGAAAAACCTAATAAAAACCAGACTTCCATTCCATTAACGGGTAAAAGATGCCCAAAAGGATATAAAATAAATAAGACAAGCAAAATGTGCGATTTATCTGGCCTTAAGACTGCGCCTAAGACTGCGCCTAAGACTGCGCCTAAGACTAAGCCTAAGCCCAAGAAAACTTTTAAAAATACTAAAGGCATGCCTAGGTGCAAGAATGGTACGAGACGAAGTAAAATAACTGGAAATTGTGAGCCAGTGTAACTTATGTCACACTAATTGGTCTGGTGGGGATGAATTCTTGGTTTAGGAGAATGCGTAAAATTGGATTCGACGAATTTAAATAATTTAGAGAATTTAGAAAATGTATAATTTTTTTATAATATTATATATATAAAATGTCTTCACCTAATATGAGTGATATGCAAAAAGTAAAAGATTATTTAAAATCGCTACCGCCTATATATTTGTCAATAAAAGATAAAAACCACGTAAAACAACATGAACAAAATCTAATACAAGAATTAAATAATGCGCTATCTCGTCGTGTTGATAAGGAAACCATACAAAAATTAAAAGCAGAACTTGCGGCATTTAGGAAAGCAATGGGCAGGTCCAAGAAATTAAGAAAAAGAAAATCTAGGAAATCCAGAAGAAGCAAATCTAGGAAAAGAAGCAAATCTAGGAAATCCAGAAGAAGCAAATCTGGGAGAAGACGTTCCAAAAGAAGATAAATTATGAATAATAATATTTTATAAAATAATAATATTAATTCTAAAATATTATTATTCTAGTTTCAGTTTTCGGTTTTCAGTTTTCGGTTTTCAGTTTTCGGTTTTATTATCTATTGGCCATATGCCAATTCTGCCATTCCAGATTGGATGCGTAATATATTATATTTCTCTTCAAATACGTATAAATTGTAATTATATTGATAAATGTTTGTAGGATCTTTGGTAACACCTACAATTTCATTTGTTTCCGGATCGCAAATTGTGGTGAATTGGGCGCCCGAAAAATCTATTGGAGGATTCGCATGATTATTATATTCAAATTCAATTGTGCGAAATTTATTAGTATTAAATACCCCAGAAGGCTGATATTTTAATGGATCAGTCGATAAACTAAAACTATAACAATAAAGCCCTTCTTTAGAATTCCCTGCTGTTCTATTATATTTTTCAATCTTATTATACACACCAGAAGTTCGCGTCTCTTCGCGATATTTTCCATCACAAATAATACCGAAATCTTTCAAAATCTCCTTCCTATTTGTTTGTTCATATACAGTAGGCTCATATCCAGTTATAAATATATTTTTTGAACTATCGTTAATAGCATAATTCGTATTAGTATTATAAAATACATGATTGTGCCCATTTTCGGACGACACAGTCAGCTTTTTCAAATTATTTGGTAAAACATTTTCATAAGGCCAATTAGAATAATTAGACCATTCATTACGTTGATTCACATCGTTTCTTTGCATATACCACATCCAATTACTTACTGAACCATTCGATTCAATTTTTATTTTCCCCGATTTCTTTATTCTCTCAAAATTATATTCTTTAATTTCTTTAAATAAATATTCTTGAGGATTATTTGAAAATAATGTTCTCTCTTCATTGTCCAAAAAACATTGTGTACATAATAAATGAATGTCATGATTTATATGACCTTTGCGCTGATCGACATATACATATGATGAGCTAATATTTGTTTGAGGTGGTTCTTGTATAAATCTATAAAATCCGTAAGCGGAGGCGCCAGATTGAAATGCGTGTATTCGGGGTATTTCATCATAATTATCAATATTTATATTTGCTGGATTTAGACTTGTATCATATAAAACGTCTTTAATCGTAAATAAGTCTGTTACGGGTCTTAATCTAAAATTAATATTAAGTGGAACATATTGTAAGCAAACAAGTGGCAGCGCAGTCGTGGTCATTAATGAAAACCAAGAATTAAGCGGAACAAACAATTGATGACTATGTATTGATGGTTCTACTGTATTTGTACTTAAATCATTTAATTTCCATGCATTGGGATAATTACCTGCTCGATTTGAATAATTAGCAGGATCATATAATTCAGGCACATTTCCGATCATAATATTAAATAATTCCTTTTTATTGGCGTCAAAATCGCGTTCTACCATATTTTGTATATAATTTCCCGAATACCTTTGAACAACTGTTCCGCCAAATGTAAATTCTACTTCTTTTATTATTTGTGTTCCTATATTTTTTATCCATTGAAATTCGTAGGGGCGAAATTCGATCTCGCCATTCTGAACAGATTGATATATCGGACTCCATATATCGGGTAGAGTAACTACTAAATAAGTATCCATCAACAAATCTGCATATCTTTTCATTTCAAATTTTATGATTGTTTCTGGTGAAAATTGTAACTTGTTGTTCCCGACTGGATCTATTCTATATTTTTCCATTGCAAAATTTGTATATTTAACATATTTAGATTTAAAAAAACTTTTTGTGGGGTTACCATTAAAAATTATGTTTTGACTACTTGCTTTGGCGGCTATAAAATTTAATAATCCTCCAGCCATTATATATTTATTATTATATTAATTATATTTATATTTATTATAAATATTAGTAATATTAATAATAATAATAATAAATATTAGTAATAATAAATATTAGTAATAATAATAATAATAATAATAATAATAATAATAATTATATAATATTTATAATAAATATAATAAACATTATAATATAATGGCGGATGTCTTAAATAATTCAAGAGAATTTGCTCAAAATTTAATAAATAACAAAGATACAAATTATTTATTTATAAGTTTATTGATTATATTTTTTATATTATTTCTATTAATTGCGTGGGTTTTTAATACATTAAGCTTACAAGAAGCCGCATGTAAAAATTTAGATATTATATATCAAAACAATAATTATAAAACAAAGTCATATTTTAATAATAACAACACGCCCGTAAGCTCATCCAATTCACAAAATTTTTTTAACGATAAATACAAATGTTTAATGAAAAATTATTACATTAAAACGGCTTATAATTGTTGTTGCGGTGATGGTTATAAAAATAATTTCGTAAATATATGTGCTTTAAAACATTGCATTAAACAAGGTGCTAGATGTTTAGATTTCGAAATATATTCATATAACGGCTTTCCTATTGTTGCTGCCTCAACTGCCAATAATAATTCCATAAAAGAAACATATAATTATTTAAATTTATCAGACGTTTTTGATATTTTAAATCAAATGTCTTTTTCAGTAACAGATACTGATTGTGCGTATGATCCTATGTTTCTTCATTTTAGAATAATGAGTGAAAATGCGATTATTTATGATAAAATCGCAGAATATATTCAATCTCATTTAACACAAAATCAAAATTATTTATTAGATACTAGTAAATATAATTATAAATTACCACATAATAAAAAAAATATTTTACAATCTCATATTGCTAAAACCGAAT